ATACAAGAATCACTCGTAATATAGATACTCGCGCAGTAACAGAACGTCCTAAACAGTGGCAGCAACCCGAACTATTGCCAGAGCCCGATAAGCAAGAAGGTTATTCTTATCGCTGGATTCGAGTCGCTACGTTAAACGCTGCGGACCCACGCAACTTATCTGCCAAGCTCAGAGAAGGTTGGGAAGCCGTTAAGCTAGAAGAACAACCACAGTTAGCAGTATTGGCCGACCCCGATAGTCGTTACAAAGACAACATCGAAATCGGCGGATTATTACTATGCAAGACTCCAAGTGAGTTTGTACAACAACGAAATGAACATTTCGACAACTTGTCCAAATCACAAACCGAGTCTGTAGATAATAACATAATGCGTCAAAGCGATGCCCGTATGCCTATGTTCTCTGAGCGTAAGTCAACGACATCATTTGGCAAAGGTAATTAATTTAATTTTATTAGGAGTAATATATGGCTTATCCAACCGTTAGCGCTCCCTATGGCTTTAAACCGATTAACCGTTTAGATGGCTTACCATACGCAGGTGCTGTTCGTCAGTACCCTGTAACATCAGGTCAAGCAATCTACAATGGTCAACCAGTTGTTTTAGTTATAGGTGGCACCGTATCAGGCGATGCAGATTTAACAGCAGGTAACATTCTTGGCGTTGCAGTAGGTGTTCAATACACAAACTCATCAGGCCAAACAGTACAAGCGCAATACGCGCCAGCTTCAGGCGTAACTAACGTTATCGCTTATGTTGTTGATGACCCGTTTGCTTTGTACCAAGTAGCAATCACAGGTGACAACTCAACCATTACAGCTGCAGGCAAAAACATCGTCGGCACAAACGTAACAGGTATCGTTGGTACTCCTGATGCCACAACTGGTAACGCGACTTCATCTATCTATGGTGGTTCAGCTGCTGTTACAGCAACTTTCCCATTCCGTGTGGTAAGTGTAGTTCCAGAATCAGCGACAGGTTCAAACTCATTCGTAGAATGTGTTGTTAAACTTAACTTGTCACAACTTCTATCAACCACTGGCTTAGCTGCCGCTTAATTAAGGAGATAATATATGGCTATTTCACGCGCACAGCTCCTTAAAGAGCTACTACCCGGTCTTAATGCATTATTCGGTTTAGAGTATGCACGATACGGTGAAGAACACACTGAAATCTACGAAACAGAGACTTCAGAGCGTTCATTCGAAGAAGAAACAAAATTGTCTGGCTTCTCAGCTGCACCTGTTAAAAACGAGGGCTCTGCCATCGCTTACGACAATGCTCAAGAGGCATGGACTGCTCGATACAACCACGAAACAATCGCTTATGGCTTCAGCTTAACTGAAGAAGCTATCGAAGATAACTTGTATGACTCATTGTCTGCTCGTTATACTAAAGCATTGGCTCGTGCTATGGCTTACACGAAACAAGTGAAAGCTGCAGCTGTATTGAACAACGGCTTTAACGCTTCATACGTAGGTGGTGACGGTACTTCATTGTTCTCAACTACCCACAACTTAGTGTCTGGTGGCACCAACAGTAACCGCCCAGCAGTTGCAGCTGACTTGAACGAAACTTCATTGGAAAATGCAGTTATTCAAATCGCAGCTTGGACTGACGAACGTGGTCTATTGATTGCAGCTAAACCTAAGAAACTTATCGTTCCACCAGCATTGCAATTCGTTGCAACACGTTTGTTGGAAACTAAGTTACGCGTAGGTACTGCTGACAATGACATCAACGCCATTGAAAACAACGGTTCAATCCCAGAAGGTTACACAATTAACCACTTCTTGACCGACAACAATGCTTGGTTCTTGACTACAGACGTGCCAAACGGTATGAAACACTTTGTTCGTACGCCATTGCAAAATAGCATGGACGGTGATTTCGATACAGGTAACGTACGTTACAAATCTCGTGAGCGTTATAGCTTCGGTTATTCTGACCCATTAGGTATGTACGGTTCTCCAGGCGCTTAATTAGGCTTGGTAATAAAAGGCTCACTTCGGTGAGCCTTTTTTAATGGTTTTCCGTATTGTTTGTGATGAATAAAAGGCGGAGTATTACATACAAGCAATATTGCTTGGCACAGATTAAGGACTAATATTATGTGGACAACACCAGCAGCTACAGAAATGCGTTTTGGCTTTGAAGTAACAATGTACGTAATGAACAAGTAGTACTAACCCCTTCGGGGGTTTTATTTTTCTGTAAGCTGACCTGATTTAAGTTGCCGTTCTTCGTGGTGGTGTTTGCGGTGGCAGTTGGCGCATAGGACTATGCATTTGGCTTCTATTTCTTCACGGGCTATTTTATAAGCTCCGTTCTGTACTAATTCACTTATCTTTCTGTTGGCTGGGTCGGGTACTACGTGGTGGAAGTCTAATGCTGATGGGTGGTTTTCACCACAGTTGGCGCAAGCAAGCGTTGCTTTAAATGCTTCCCATTGAATGCGTTTCTTTATCTTACCTAACCTAATTCGCTCGATGTGGGCGGGCTTGTTGCCTTCATAATGTTTCTTCGAATATAACTTTGCTTTTGCCTTGCGAACTGCGGGGTCTTTGTACGGCATAGTTAACCTAATAAAACATTGACATACGAACAATAACATAGTATAAATCAGTTATCAACCGGGAAAAATCCGGCCTACTAGACTGTCCCGGCAGACGCATACAAGACTATTAGGCTTTACTTTGTATGGAGACATTCACATGGCTAACACCACATTCAGCGGCCCAATACGTGCCGGTAACATCGCTAACACAACAGGTACCACATTAGGTACTAACGTTGCCAACATCGGCCAAGTAGTAATGGCACAATCATCACCAATCACACAAGCTTCAGCTGCAACAACTATCGTAATCCCAGCAAACAGCCAAATCGTTGAAATCAACGTATGGGTTTCAGCTGTATGGACAGGCGTAGCAACTACATTCGGTGTAGGTACAACAGTATTGGCTACTAGATTCACAGCCGCAGGCGCAGTTGATGGCGCAGCAATTGGTGTGTTGTCAGTTACTCCAGGTACAGATGCTACACGTACAGGCGCTTTCATTGATGTAGGTACTACAGACGTTAAGATTGCTGTTACTTCTACAAACACAGGTACAGGCGCTGGTGTAATCACCGTTCGTTACGTTCAAGCTAACAACTTAACTGCTTAATTAATCTAGGGGCTTCGGCCCCGCTTATAATCTAAGGAGATTAATTATGGCAATGCAATATGATGTAAAATCAAAACATGCTTCCTCAAGCGGCCTTATGGTTAATGGTAGGACTAGAGTAAAGGGCGCAGTAATATTCCCTTTTACTGGCGCAACAGGGTACATCGCGTTTGTAGATAACGTAAGCATCACAGGCACATACGCAAGGTCAACGACAACTGCTACCATCACAGCTGTAAATCATGGATTATCGGTTGGCGACTGGACCTATTTAGACTGGGACTTAACTGATAACCCATACCAAGTCCAAACAGTTGCGGATGCAAATACATTTACAGTAACGGTTGCAAATAGTGGCGGAACTAGCGGAGCAGTTGTTGTTTACAACGACGTTCTGTTACAAGCCGACGCATCTGACCCTATCCCATACAATATTGTTGTTCCAGGTGAAGGTATTCTTGCGCATGTCGGCATTAGAGTGTTTCTTCCCGCTAATATGCACACAACACTATTCTACGGCTAAGGTGACCTATGAGCGTAGAACGAGAGCTAGCGGTGCATGAAACTGAGATTAAACATCTACAAGCTGATATGGATAAGCTGGTCCAGGACATGGAATCAGTTAAAACAATGCTTAACGATATTAACACTACCCTTGCGGAAGCTCGCGGCGGTTGGAAAGTCTTAATGATGGTTGGCGGTGCCGGTGGTGCTCTTGGCGCTGTAGTTACTCAATTTGCACATAAAGTATTTGGATAGGAGCTAACATGATAGTAAACGAAAATGGACAGGGTGGCAAAAAAGAGCCTAAGAAAGAAACTAAAGAAGTAAAAGCAAAAGAAGACAAACAGTCTTTCTTCTCTGTGAAAGCTAAGAAAAATGCCGAGCAAGAGTAAACCACAAGCAAAACTAATGGCAGCTGCGGCGCATAATCCTAAATTCGCTAAGAAGGTAGGTATCCCCACTAAAGTAGCCAAAGAGTTTAATGATGCTGACAAGGGTAAGGCATTTAAAAAAGGCGGTGTATCATTAGCCGTTGGTCGTGGTGAGAAACTAGCTACCGATAAAGGTGCTGGACTTACAGCCAAAGGCCGTGCAAAGTATAACGCAGCAACAGGGTCTAACTTAAAAGCCCCTCAGCCAGAAGGCGGCCCTCGTAAGAAATCGTTTTGTGCCCGTATGTCAGGTATGCCAGGCCCAATGAAAGACGAGAATGGCAAACCTACTCGTAAAGCAGCGTCATTAAGACGTTGGAAATGTTAATAAAGGACATATTATGAAACACGAAGACATTAAGATGGACAAAAAGATGGCTAAAAAAGCTATCGGCATGCATGAGTCACAACTACACGGCGGTAAAAAGTCAGACCTAACTAAACTTAAATCTGGCGGTTCAGCTTCAGCCCGTGCGGACGGCTGTGCTACTAAAGGTAAGACAAAAGGTAAGATGATTGCCATGTGTGGTGGCGGTATGTACAAAAAGGGTAAATAGTCATGGCTAAAAACAGTAGGGCAGATTTAGATGAAATGCTCGGGCAATATGATGAATCTGGCGCACAAAAACGCAATGAAAGGACCGGGCCTCAACTAAATATTGGCCCAAACATGAACCGACAAAACGCAAAAAGTGACAAACGTCGGTCATTATTTGGCCATAAAGTTGGTGATAAAGCCGTAGCGGATGAACTTACTGACAAGCATACTACCGGCGCAAACAAACAAAAAGCATACGCCGCTGAGAATGAATTGACAATGGCGGCAAACTACAAAAAAGGCGGTAAAGTTTCATCAGCATCATCACGTGGTGATGGCTGTGCTCAACGCGGTAAAACAAAAGGACGGATAGTATAATGGCTAAGAAAATAGAAGCATGGGAAGCAGAAGTAGACAACGGGTCTGCAACACCAACACCCCCAAAAAAATCTGCACCTCCGCCACCCCCTCCAGCTCCAGCTCCAAAGGCTAAGGGTAAACCTAAACAAAAAACATATCCTATTGGGCAAACTGAAGACGACATGAGCATTAACATGAAAAGCGGCGGTTGCGCTAAGATGTCTAAAGGTGGTTCAGCTTCTAGTCGTGCTGATGGTTGCGCTCAACGTGGTAAAACACGCGGTAAGATGGTGTAATCATGAGACCGTCTCGTGGTATGGGTGATATAGCCCCAAGTAAAATGCCTAAAAAAAAGATTATCACCCGCAAGGATGACCCTAATAAGGTTGAGCTGTTTAAAGAGGGTGGTAAAGTGGGCCTACCTGCGAGTAAAAATGTCAACGCTGCTGGTAACTACACAAAGCCTGAACTAAGGAAGCGTATAGTATCGCAAGTTAAGTCAGCTGCAACACAGGGTACAGGCGCAGGTCAATGGTCAGCCCGTAAAGCACAGTTAGTAGCTAAGAAGTATAAAGCTGCAGGTGGTGGTTATAAGTGAGTGGTTTAGCTAAAAGCCAAAAGTCTTTAAAAGCTTGGGGCGACCAGAAATGGACAACCAAGTCAGGTAAGAAATCATCTGAAACAGGTGAGCGTTATTTGCCAGAGAAAGCGATTAAAGCCCTGACCCCTGCAGAATATGCAGCGACAACCAAAGCAAAGCGGGAAGGTAAGGCAAAGGGTAAGCAGTTCGTAGCCCAGCCTGATAAGATTAAAAGCAAGGTTAAGCCATATAGGAAGGTAACATAATGCATCTGTTCAGTGTTGGAATGATATGCGGGTTCGCAGTAGGTGTCCAATACGAGCTGATTGAAAGCGACAATTATGTTATTATAAGTTTAGGCATAATTGACATAGTAATTATTTGGTAAAAACATATGGCAACCACCGGTGTATCATCATTCAATTTAGACTTAAATGACCTCATAGAAGAGGCATTTGAGCGTTGTGGTAAAGAGCTTCGTACTGGTTACGACTTCCGCACCGCCCGTCGTAGTATCAACTTGATGACTATCGAGTGGGCTAACCGCGGCATTAACTTGTGGACAATCGAACAAGGTCAAATCCCAATCAATATAAATGCAGGTCAGATTAGCTACCCATTGCCTATCGATACGATTGACTTACTCGACACTGTTATTCGTACAGGC